TACCGGGCAATATCCCCGAACGACGTGGACGGCTCGGCGTACATTTCAAACATCAACCGGGCGATATTCGCCGTGTCGGGGTCCGGGATCATCATTTTCGTGCGTATGCCCTGGATGGTGGTGGGCTCCAGCTTGAAGCCGTAGGGGGCCGCACCGCTCATGTGAAATCCGCGCTGGCAACGGGAATAGTAGGCGTCCGTTACCCGCTTCTGAATCGTTTCCCGTTCAAGCTGGGCGAACACAATGCAGATGTTCAGCATAGCCCGGCCCATAGGGGTGGAGGTATCAAACTTTTCCGTAGAGGAAACGAACTCCACATTGTACTGTTGGAACAGCTCCATCATAGTGGCGAAGTCCAGGATAGAACGGCTGATACGGTCCAGTTTGTAAACCACCACCCGGCGGATCAGGCCCCGCTTGATGTCGGCCATGAGCTCCTGGAAGCGGGGGCGGTCCGTGTTCTTGCCGGAAAATCCTTTATCCGCCAATGTCAAGCACGGAACAAAAATTAAATGTAAATAAATTGTGAACCGTGTCGAAAGTAGAACCTAACCCCTAATGTACCCTATCCAACGAAATGCCGCTTGCTTTCATCAGCCCATGCAGTATCTCGGTGGCCGTCTGTGGAACCGTACCATCGGCACAGACCACTTCAACAAACCGATCTTCCAGCCAGCACAGATAAGCGTCCGTCTTTCCCACATCCCGCCCCAGGCGGGAGAGGTTTGCTACCAGCAGGAAGTCGATTTTCCCATCAGCCACCGCGCCGGAAACCTCGGCCAGCCCCTGACGAGAGAAGTCTAACCCGCTGGCCTGTTCAGCAGTTGTGCCTACAACCGCAAAACCGTTTGCTTCCGCATATGCCTCTAAGCTGGACTGTTGCATTGCCAGCGCGTGAGCGTCAGGGTGCGCGACCCTGCAATAAATCCAGGTCCTCTTATTCTCCATCCTGATGATCTCCTTTTAAATCAAGTATAAGCTTTTCCAGCTCATCCTGGTAATTCCAGACGATTTCAAACCGATTGCCAGGGAAAACCCGGACCTCCTTCAAAACTTCCGTTGTAATTTCACTGGTGATTTCCTCGACCTCCAGATATTTCCCAAAGGCAGAAGCAAAGCTGTTCCGCAAGCTGCCGTCCATACCCATATTCTCCAATGCGGCCTCCAGTTCGCTGATCCGGGCGGCGGCATTGTCCCGCTGTTTTACGGCGGAGGCTTTTGCGGCGAGATATTCTGTCTTGCTGATTTCGCCCAGCGCAAAGGATTCATAGAGGCCGCTGACCTGCTGAGAGAGCCGTTGATGTGTCTCCCGCAATCCGGCGAGGTTTTTCCTTGCGGCAGTAATATCCTTTTTTCGTCCCTGGCGCTGTTCTTCCCATAACCGACTTAACTCCACCGCCATCAATGCCTGTACATGAAGCCCTTCGGTCACGGTTTCCAGAATGTCGGCTTCTGGTATTCTGCCCCTGCAAGTATAAGCGGCGTTCATGCGGGAGGTGCGGCAAACGAAGTATGGCGCTGGCCCCTGTACCCGGCTCATGGCATATCCGCAGGTTCCGCAGCGGATTTTCTTCTGCAACGGATGATTCTGATTTCTGACCGTACTGCGTTCAGATGCCCGTATTGCCGCCTGTGCGCGGTCAAATTCTTCCCGCGTTACAATGCCCTCATGGGTATTCTCTACAACGATCCAGTCCTCCCGGTCAACCCGAACCACATGGGCATGACCGATTCGGTCACGAGTATGCTTTCCATAGACAATCCTGCCGACATACCGTTCATCCCGCAGGATGCCATAAATCAGACCACCCGTCCAAAAGTTTTCATCAAACAGATTGTTCCACTTGGTACGGGTACATCCAGCCGCCCGCTTGTAAAGCATAGGAGTGGGTACGCCCTCCGCATTAAGCTGCCGTGCAAGATGCTCTTTCTTCTGGCCGTCTGCCGTCAGCCGGAAAATACGCCGCACGATCTCCGCAGCCTCCGGGTCAATGATAAGCCGCTTTTTATGAGCCGGGTCTTTGATGTAGCCATAGGGCGCGAACGAGGAAAGGAAATCCCCCTGCTGGGCACGAAACCGCTTTATGCTCCGAATCTTCCGGGATAAGTCCCGGCTGTATAAATCGTAAATCAGGGCCTTGAAAGAGGTTTCCAGGCTGTCAATATCGGCTGGCCGGATGCTGTCAAACCCGTCATTGATGGCGATAAACCGTACTCCCAGGAAGGGGAACACGCTGGAAATGTAATTTCCGACAGTGAGATAATCACGGCCAAACCGGGACAAGTCCTTAACTACGATACATTGGATTTTCCCCGTCCGTGCTTTGGCGATCATTTCTTGAAAGCCGGGGCGCTCAAAGTTTTTGCCGCTCCACCCATCATCACAGAACTCGATTACATTGCTGTCAGCCAATTCCGGGGTGCGGCTAATAAAGGTATCCAGCAAATTCCTCTGGTTCGTAACGCTGTTGGATTCGATTTTTCCGCTTTCACCTAAATCATTGTCCTCAGCGGACAGCCGGATATATTTTGCGGTGACGCCACTCATGCGGGCACCGCCTCTCCCGCTGCCGCCAACAACCGAAGCAGGGCACTATATTCATCCCGGTAACGGAGTGTAATGCTGATGCGATTTTCCGCGTCAATCTCCACCCGCTCAATCAGCGCATGGGCCATAACCTCCGTCAGAGCCGTTTCTTCCTTGAATTTGCCGCAGGCGGTGAGCCAGGGGTTTTCCGTGGTCTGCTGGCGTTCCTCCTTCTGCCGCTGTTCCAGCTCATTCAACCGGGTCTGCGCCCGCTCCATATCAGAGCGGTACTGCCGTTTCATTTCCGTGTACTCCCGCTCCGTCATCAGCTTATCCGCATAATTCTGAAATAGGCTGTCATAGAGCATTTCCGCACGGCTGAGGGACTGTTTCGTAGCGGTGATCTCCCGCTGGACCGCCGCCTCTTGGCTGACCGCCTTGGAGGATTTACTGTACTGACGTACCAACTTATCCAGATTTTCAGCCAGAGCAATCTCCCGCTGTAAGGTATCCCAAAGAATTTCAATCAGCTTTGTTTCATGGAAGTACTTCTTGGGGCAGGAAACGGGATTATCGGCATGGGACTGGCAGATATAGACGTAGTAGCGTATCCCCTTGCTGCTGTTCACATTTTTGTAGCGTACCAAGGGCCGCTTGCAGTCCGCGCAGTAAACCAGCTTTCGGAGAATATTGGGGGTGGTCCCCAGAGCGTCATATTTCCCCTGCCGCTCATGGTAAGTAGTCCTAGCCTTTTCAGCCATCTGCTGAACCGCCTGAAAGGTTTCTTCATCTACCAGCGGCTCATGGGTATTACGAACAATTACCCACTCGGATTTTGGGACACGGCAGGACTTTCTGCCCTCGGACAACCCGGAGCGTTTCCGGCCCTGTACCATATGACCCAGGTAAACTTCGCTGGTCAGTATGTTTTTAACGGAGCATACATTCCAAATCGCATTGGCGTAGCGTTCGGATTTTGCGGTGCCCTTCAAATAGTGATACCGTGCAGGAGCAGGGATGTCCCGCTCATTCAGCTTCCGGGCAATGTTCTGATAGCTCATGCCGGAAAGCCGCCATCGAAAAATTTCCCGAATCACAGGCACGATTTCCGGGTCCGGCTCAATCCGGTGATGATCGCTGGGGCACTTCTGGTAACCATAAATCGCCCAAGCGCCGATAAACTCCCCGTTCCGCTGTTTTTCCGCGAATACGGGTAGCAGCTTTCTGGAAATGTCCTTGCTATAAACCTCGTTGATGATATTTTTCAGCGGCACAATATAGCCGTCTTGGGACCGTTCGGCGGTCAGTGTGTCAAAGTTGTCGTTGACAGCGATAAACCGTACATCCAGGAGAGGGAAAATCCGCTCCAGATAGTTGCCGGTTTCCCGATAATTGCGGCCAAACCGGGATAAGTCCTTGACCACAATGCAGTCCACTTTCCCGGCCCGCACATCCTCCATCAACCGCTCAAACTCCGGGCGGTCAAAGTTGGTCCCCGTCCGTCCGTTGTCGCAGTAGAGGTCATAGAACTGCATATCCGGCTGGCTGTCAATGTAGCTCTGAATCAATTCCTGCTGATTGATAATCGTGTCCGCTCCGGGCTTTCCGCTGTCCTCCACCGACAGCCGGACATAGCCGCCCGCCTGATACACCCGCTTGGGCCTCTCTGCGGGGGCAGCTACCGGCAGGACGGGATTGACCTTGCGTTTCGTCCTCGCCATTTCAGACCGCCTCCCTTCCAGGAAGGGCCGCTTGCCGGAGTAGATCTGCCTGCCACTGAAATTCATCGTGCCAGCGGTAGACGATTTCCACCTTGCGGTCACGGAAAATCAGGACACGCTCAATCAAAGAAACAATCATCGTGCGGTCCAGAGCGTCAATGTTCCGGTACTTGCGAAACTGCTCAATCCAGTCCCGGCCCTCAGAGAGATTGCCCATTTCCCGGCTCATTTCCTCCTGGATGGCCTCGGCCTGTTCTTCCGCCTCGGCGCGGCGGCGGGAGTAGGTTTTCCGCAAATCCTGATATTCGTCCTTGTCGATCACACCGTCCTGGAGGCTTTCATAGAGGGACCGCAAAAGGGTCTGCCAGCGGTCGGCCTCCGCCTGTTTCTTTTCTAGGCGGTCCTGGAGCTTTCGCACACCCGCCTGCTGAAGCTGGGCCGTGTCGGTCAGCTCCAGCAAATCGGAGAGGTCGATCACGTCCTGAATATGCTTTTTCAAAGCCTCCAGTACAATTTCGTTCAGCGCCTCCACCCGCAGGGAGTGGGCATAGCAGGTTTTTTCGTTCTTGTGGGCGGCGCAGACGTAATAGACGTACTTCTTCTTGCCGGAGGAAACAGTCTTTCGGATCATGGACCCGCCGCACTCGCCGCAGAAAACCATGCCGGAGAACAGCTCCACCGCTCTGCCGCTGACGCTGGTGCGGGTATCCAGGGCAAGCACCTTCTGGACCGTATCAAAGTCGTAACGGTCAATAATGGCCTCGTGGCAGTTTTCCACCACCGCCCATTCCTCACGGGGCTTTATCACCAGCCGTTTCACCCGGTAGCTTGGCGTGGTGACGCGCCCCTGCTCCAACACACCAATATAGACCGGATTTTTCAGAATCCGCAGCACCATTCCGGCATCCCACACAGATTCTTCCTTTACCCGAAAAGAAGTGGAGTAGCGCATCCCCTGGGACCGCTTGTAGTCCATGGGGGTGGGGATGCCAGCCCCTGTCAGGCGGTCGGCAATATCGCCCGCACTGATGCCCTCCAGCTTCCACTTGAACATATCCCGCACCACACCGGCGGCGTATTCATCTACTAGCAGTCGGTGACGGTTCTCCGGGTCCTTCCGGTAGCCAAAAACAGCAAAAGAGCCAATGAAATCTCCGCGCTGGCGTTTGATCTCAAGCTGGCTCCGTGTTTTCACCGAGGTATCCCGGCAATATGCCTCATTGATGAGGTTTTTGAACGGGATAACCAGCTCGTCAGATTCCGGATTGCTGTGCAGACTGTCGTAATGATCGTTGATTGCGATAAACCGCACACCCAGGAAGGGAAATAACTGTTCCAAATACTCCCCCACGCCTAGGTGGTCCCTGCCGAAGCGGGACAAATCCTTGACCACGATGCAGTTGATTTTGCCAGCCTTGACCCCGGCCATCATCTCACGGAAGGCCGGACGCTCAAAATTGGAACCAGTGTAGCCGTCATCCACTTTCATGCCGCACTCCCGCAGCTCCGGGTGGCGCGCCATATAGTCACGGATCAAATCCTTCTGACCCGTAACGCTGTTGCTTTCCTCCTTGTCGCCGTCCTCGCGGGAAAGGCGAACGTAACCGCAGGTATTCCATACCTGTTCAGCGGAAATTTTCATATTCTTCTCTCCTAATTGTTAAAGTCAATCAGCAAAACACTTTAACAACCAGGGGAGCGCCGGTTTGTCCTGTTGCCGTCATGTTAACATAACTTCCCGGCAATGTCCAGAGTGTTTTGCAAAAAAGTTTGTGTCAGCATTTGGAGCGAATATAGGAGCGCATCCTGTCCTCCAGTGTCACGTCCGTGTCGGTGAAGCTGACCTTCACCACATATTTCCCGTGGCGGTAGCAGTAGGGATTGCCGATCTGCTGGATAAAATCCAGAATCCGCTCCCGCTTGGGCAGGTTGGTGTTGACCTTCACATCCCGAATGTCCCGCAGTCCGGCGGGGTCCACCGTCCGAATGTCCACGTTCTGCATAGCCTCGATCTGTTCTTTGGTATAAACGCACGGTTCCATGGGCTTTTTCACCTCCGGTCAAAATTTGTGATAGAAAACCGCCGCAGGCTGTTTCAGTCTGCGGCGGTATGTATTCATCAGCCCTTGAAGCGGTAGGGGAGCTTGCGGCCTCCACGCTGCTGGCTGTTGTACTTGCTGAGAATGACGCGGGCAAACCGCAGGGCGGCCTTGTTGGTGGAGAAGTCCACCTTCCCACGCCGGATAATCTCATCCGGGTCAACAGCGGACAGCCGCTTGATGAAAGTCTGATCCACCAGCTCCGTCTCATAGGTTTTGACAAACAGCGCCATGCCGGAGAAGATGGATGCTTTGAGAGAGTTGGGGGTCCCATGCCACGCCCCGGCGATCAGGCCTAGCATACGGGAGAAGGCCGCACCGCCCAGGAGCCGGTAAGCGTTGATAACGGCGCGGGTGGTAGAAATTTCAAAGGGTTCCCCGGTGGGCCGGTCCAGCGCCCAAGTAAAGCCAGCGTCCTCTACCCGCTGCTTCACATCAATGATCTCCGCGTTCGCCCCGGATTCCACCAGGGCCTTGGTCGCGTGGCCTAGCCGCAGCTTTCCTCTGGTCTGATCCAGCATATAGTACAGCTCGGCCTCCTGCTCGTAGGTCAGGCCACTGTAGATGATACAGGGGACGGTCACATCCCCGCCGCCCGCCATCTTCCGCATGGCGGCAATCCGGTGCTGGCCGTCCACTACGTTGAAGTTGCCATCCCGAAAGCTGACCACAATGGGGGTCAGCAGACAGGGGTTCCACTTGGCAATCAGCTTGTCCACATCCTCCGTCTCCACAGGCCGCTGATAGGGCAGGCCGGAGGTCAGTTTGGCGGT